ATTCAGATCACCCCGGCTCCACCACCTTAGCAAGACCTAAAGCCCTGATTATCCTAGTGATTTTCGGGGCTTTTTGCTTTCCGGGGTACGCGAGTGTCCCAAAAGTGTCACAGCAGCTAAAACGGCTCCGGGCAAAAGCTTGATAAAACACCGGGGAGCAGATAAATTGATTTTGCTGCTATCCAAAGGAAGCAGTGTTCGGCCAGTTTCCACCAGGAGCTGGTACCGCTAAAGCCTAACAACGTTGGTCTGCGGACTCCCTTTAATCAGAGGAGGTCGCTTTGACCAATTCAATTGCTAAGAACCGTAACACCGCCTTCCAACGTCAAAATGGCCACTGCTGCTACTGCGGCTTTAAAATGTGGCAAAAATCCCCAGCAGAATTCGCGAAAGCGCACGGCATTTCAGCTGCACAGGCTCGGCATTTCCAGTGCACTGCAGAACACCTTCAGGCAAGACAGGATGGAGGCACTGATCGGCTCGGAAATATTGCAGCCGCTTGTTTGCGGTGCAATAACCTAAGACACGCTCGCGCCAAACCTCCGCAGCCACCTGAGTATCAAGAGCTAGTTCAAAAGCGCTTAAGCAAGGGGAAATGGCACAGCCTGCCAATAGACTGCGGCATCAAACGCACAAAGCCACCTAAAATCAAATTTGAGGTTGAGCACCAACAGGCCCGAGCTTGATAGCGTCCCTGAGGTGGTCTGGTGCCAAGTGTGCATAGCGCATGGTCATGGCCAAACTGGAATGCCCCAGTATTTTCTGCAGGGTCAGAATGTTGCCGCCCTTCTGTATGAAGTGGCTCGCGAAGGTATGCCGCAAAGCATGGCTAGCCTGCCCTTTCGGAAGCTCTACTTTTGATCGCTCCAATGCCCGCCTGAAAGACGTGATCGAACCCGTAAAGGGGCCGTGACGCTTCCAGTGTTTGCGGATGAAAGCTTCCAGCTCTGCAGAGATAGGAACAGTGCGAACCCTGCTCGACTTGGTCTGACTGAAAATGACAGAGCCGTTTTTTAGGCGGGCTGGGGTTAGCCCCTCAGCCTCAGACCATCGGGCACCCGTGGCGAGACAAAGTAGCACGATGGGTTCAACGTGCGGGTTATCACAACCGGTGCGGATGGCGTCAAGCAATGCGGCGATCTGTTCATCAGTCAGCCAGGACAACTCCCGTTCATCTATACGGAAGGGCTTCACCAGCCTTAGCGGGTTGTCATAGTCGATCTGGCCAAGCCCTCTCAGCTCGTTGTAAACAGCTCGTATGTAGCCCAGCTCATTATTAAGCGTCTTGGGTGTGGTACCCGCCTCTGCCCTGATACGCCGGTTGTTTGCATAGGTGGCCGGATCGAGCAGCGCAGCAACAGGGTTGCGCAGTTGCTTGCACAGCGCATCTAGCTTGGCTTTGCGCCGCTTGCCGTCCTTGAGCATATGACCATGCAAATCAAACCAGACGTTGATCAGCTCAGCGAGCCGCCTACGGTCAGGTGACTTAGGGTTCCACGCGGGATCAGCGGCTTTATTGGCGTTTATGTAAATCTCATACCGAAGGGCTTCAGCCTTGGTAGTGAATATCTTGCGGAAACGCTGTCCCCGGATAGGCTGAACATCAGCCAGCCAACGCCCATCAGCACGACGCTTAACACTCATACCGCCCTACCCCAGCGCACCTGCCGCTCTTCCAACAGGTCGCGTATATGCCGATAGATATCACGCTCGGTCATATCCTTCGCTGCGTAGTGATCGCGGATCACTGGCCAGCATTCCCATTCCCTCAGACGATCAAAGGCTTTAGTAGCGCCCACTCGCTCCCGTGCCAGCAGGCTCACGAAGTTTCCCAAGAATAGCTCGACGTTCTTGCCGGAAAAGCCCTTGGCAGTTTTGTAGTAGCGCTTGTACTCGGTGTCATCCATCAGTGATTCAACCGGCAGATCGACCCGGACATCATCACGGATGAGAGTCCAGAAGGGATCAAAATAGCGTGGAGTTCTCAGCAGCTTGAACTGATTCATGCCGTATCGCCACAGGCCGTCCAGATGGGCCGAGAAGGCCTCAAAGGTGTGCGTCTCTATGGCTTGGCCGGAGTTGACGTCTACGGAGCCAGCAGCGAATTGCTGAATCACCGAATGGTGATAGCGCAGTTCAATGCGCCAGACGTCCTGATCGGCGTTGTAGTTGCCCTGGCAATCAGGATCAAACGGATCATCACGGCGACGCCAGACGCTTTGCCAGTAGTCCAGCTTGTCGGTGGCTTTGGCCTGCTCGGTTTTGTTGTAGATACACAGCTGGATGCCGTTAGCCGACCCGAACATGGAGGTTTCTCCCCGACCGTAAACGCTGGACTTGGTCGCCCAGCTCACCGAATTGATGCCGCTGATGTCCCGGTGGTTACGTGCCCGGCAGTGCATGCGGGCCACCAGATCGGCAGGCGGTTGCCAGCCCTGCAGGTCAAGCGCGAGGTGAACAGCGCATTGGTTCACTTCAACATGGTCGAGCAGCTGAGAGGCGTAGAAATCCATTCTCGCCTGCAGACGATCAGGCGACAGGCTGTCGATCGCGTGCGGAGAAACTTCGATTTTCAGGTGCGGCCCGATCGATTCCGCCTTGGCGTTGAAATTCTTGATCAGCAGGACAAAGCCAAGATCAGCATTCTGCAGCTTGAACTGATAACCAGAGTCACGACCAACCCGCCCGGTGTGCCACCGCTGGCCAGCAAACTCGACAATGGTGCCGGGTTTCTCAAAAAGAGCCAGAACCCCGACTTTGATCAAGCCTCGATAGAGTTGACGGACAGTATCGACACCACAACGCAGGAGCCGAACGCCCGACAAATCGGTTAACTGATGGGTAGACCGATCAGCAAACAGACGGCCTTTTTCATCATCTTCTGCAGTGAGGTGATTCAGTCGAATGTGATCAACAGGGCGAACCATTTAACGTGCTCCAATGCGTATTATTGCGGATTGTTAGTTCTGTTTATATGACGTGTTACAGGGGCGTCATGCGGCGTCTCCGCGACAATGGTCACGTAGCGCGTTTCGGGGGCGCTGCTGGGCGCACTGCTTCGCTCCGAGACGAGCCGCTCCGCCGTGCGCTGCGCAACGCCTGCACAGACGGCATAACTCGACCACTCACCAAAGGTCAGCCGTACCGAGCAGTCAGCGGTTTCTGAGAGGCGATAGCCACTCTGGCTAAGCTGCTGGTTATTGATCTGGAAATGCTCCCCGGTAGGGGCTGTGATCACGAATAGGTAATGCCGAATGCTGTGCTTAATGCCCACCAATGACGCCTTGATGGCGATGCTGTGACCTTGGAAGGGGTGCTCTAGAAAAACAGGCTGATCAGCTTGCTGCCCACGTATAGGAATAGAAGAAGGATTGCCAGGCGGACGAGAATGAAGCGCACGACCATCAGCAGGATCGGGCGAAGCATCCGCCACAGGCTGCTGATCAGTTGCAGCATCAGTCGGACGCTGAGAGAAGCTAAATCCATCACCAAGTATAAAATTGCCAAACACGATGGCCGGAAGTGCCAGAAGTAGCAGTACTTTAGGGTCTCTAAAAAGGCTCTTCCCCGCGATGGTGTCGCTGACGGTGCCGGTTGCTGTTGAGTCATAGAGTTTGAAAGTCCTCTTGTTGATCTTCTTGACCGACACGAGCGAGCCTTTCATGGGGGGCTTGTTGTCGGTGGCGGCGTGCTGCGATTCCTTGTAGCGGCCCTTGATGCCGATGACGGCCAGATTCGAATGCAGATAGGCCTTTTCAGCGGTCAGGCGGATGTCGTCACGGATGTAACCGATGTTCGGGGTGGTAAGGATGATGTCCCAGTTCCAATGCCGGTGGCGTGTCCAACCATCGAGCCAGTTAATGGGCCGGTCAGCCTCTTTGGCAGCCTTGGAGCCACCGGGATAATCGAACTTGCGCAGATCGGTTTCGCGCCACGACTTGAGAAAGATCAGCTGGGTTTCATCGAAGATGATGAACGCGCCCCGCGGTGCCCATTGCGGGAAGGTGCGCATCTTCTCCAGATCATCGAGGTCTTCCAGATCGAGGTTTTCCACTTCGACCGATGACGGCAGATCGGGGAACACCTCAAAGACCCGTTCACGAGTCAGGCCGCGAATGTTGGTGATGATGTGACGCCCGGCCATCAAGGCCGGAATCAGATCATCCTGAATCGCGCCGGAGGTTTTGTAGGAGCCGTTCGGGCCGTGGTGGATTTTAATAGCCATATCAGCGCCCCACGACCGGTACGAATTTCAGCGTCCAGCGGGTGCCCACGGCTGAAAAGATAATCATCAACGCATCAGGTATGCCGAAAAAAGCCAAAGCGCTACGTACATCGGCGTTCAGCATGTTGTAGTACTGCTGAACCTTGTCGCTAACACCTATCTCGCTGACCAGCTCCTGAAATACGTCGTAGGCGACATCTAGACCAAACAATAGGGCTTGGAAGTAGCCGTAAATGGCAGCCTTTGTGGCCAGCACAAAAGCTTCCTTAACGAAGTCGTAAATGCCGGAGTAGATCCACTCCCAAGCCGCCTGAAGAAACTCCAGAATGTCGCCAATGAAGGGAATATCCATTACTTGTCCTCCCGGAAGATGATGTAAAACGCGAGGATGGTCGCGAGGAACAGCAGAATATTGCGCACCACTGAGAGCTGATCGGCGTAGGTGGAGAAACAGAAGCCAACGTTGTCACCGCGAATGGTGGCGCTGAAGCACGGCAGCGCGGCATTACTGGATGACAGTGAAACATCGATCTTTTGGTTGATCAGATCGCCAAACTGGCCGGCCTTGTCTTTCACTTCGGCAAGGGCTTCATCGATCTTGGTTTCATAGTCGGCAATGGCATCATCAAAGGTACCCTTGGTGGGCTTGTGCAGACCGCCGCCTTCACTATCTCCATCGCCCTCACCGTCGCCTTCGCCTTCATCTTCGCCGTCGCCTTCTCCCTCGCCATCACCTGTGCCGTCGCCGTCTCCATCGCCGGAGCCACCGCCACCCGAACCATCACCGTCTCCGCCATCACCATCACCGTCGCCACCATCGCCGGAGCCGTCACCTTCGCCATCAGGGTCTTCTGCACAGTAATGGCCTGTCCATGAATAGCCTGGGCCGCAGCCGGGATCAGGTGCATCGGGGTCAGGATCAGGGTCGGGGTTAAGCGGATCGCCACCGGCAGCGGGCACACCGTTACTGGCGGGGCAGGAGTCGCCAGTGCCGTGCGTGAGGTAATTACAGAACGCGGTATCGGTGGAGCCGTAGACCATCGCGCAGGACAGGCGATCAGAAAACGAGCTTTCAATCTCGTAATAGCAACCATCGAAGCAGGCACCGCCAAAAGCCTCGGGTGCAATAGTGCGAAAGCCGTCGCCATCGACGGTGACAGGTGAATCCGGGCCACGGGCTGCGATGGTTTGCCCTTCGGTGTGCGCGCAGTCCTGCTCACACACACCATTGAGCGGGTTGTAAATATCGTCAGGGTTAGGGCAAGAGTCGCCTATGCGGGTTATGAACTGCTGAGAGTTGTAATAGGTATTGTTGTACGAACCATCGCTATAGGTGGTCAGGTACTGATAGCGACAGCGGAACTGCTGTTCTGTGTAAGGCTCAATCTGTGGGTTACGGAGGTTCTGCCCAGGTGTGCCCACTGGCTTAGATTTTTTAGTGACGTACCCTTGGCACGCAGCCATAGGGCTGGGATATAAACCGTCGCTGACGCTGCCGACATACCACTGATAAGGCGCAGCCAGCGCAGGGCGAGGCACCAGCACAGAAAGAGCCGCAAGAAAAAGTAGAAGCACCGTTGGGAACGTCGAAGCTCGCATAGCTACACCGAAAAGAAGAAAGGGGCCCGTAGGCCCCTAGAAGTCATTGATACTGGCCGACCTTGATGCCTGCTATGAACGCCGAGGCCATCACGACGCCCAGCAGCAATGACCAGAGCACGATCAGGCCTTGCGGAAGATCGCGATTACCAGCGCGATGCCGGCAACAACGGCGATAGCACCGATGATCAAACCGCCGCCCTCGGTGGCGTCTGCCTTGGCAGCGGTCATCTGAGTGGTGACCTCTTCCGGCAGTGCAGCGAACGCGGGGCTGGCCATCACCGGCACAGACACAGCGATAGCGGCATTGCGGGCAGCAGTGCCGAACTTGGAGCCGAAGCGGCGTACAGCAGTCATATCTTTCATGGGTATTACCTCTTTCATGGTTGGGGTTATCCGCGTGCTTTGCGGAGTACTGCAGCGAGCAGACCGACGCCAAAACCGATGGCGAAGAAGGTCAGCGTGTACCCGAACCCAGACCAAAAGGCCTCAGGATCGAATGCGGTGAAGGCTTCAAACTCGGTGGAGTCCGAAGCGAGGTAGGCCAGTTGCCAGACCGATTCCACGCACTGACCGGCTTGGTCGAAGGTGGAACAGACCTGTACGTAAACTTGCGGCCCCATGACCTACCCCTTTCAAAAATCAGTTACTGGGTTTGCCCTGGGTGTTGGGTGCAGCCGGTGCGGCTGGCTTCTCAGCGCGGCCTTTCACAGGCTCGATGTGCAGGCACAGATTGTTGCCCTTCTGTTTGCCAGCGCGGGCGACCTCAAAGGTGATGCGCACTTGTTCCAGCGGGGCGATATTGGCACCGGCTGCAAAAATCTCGTCGGCCACTTCTGGCGGGACATCCATGCTGACGATGGACAGGCCGTTTTCGGTTTCGCCGTCTGGCTCGTCGCCGTAGAAGACCTTCACCTGTTTGACGTGACCGTTGTTGCCGGTGAATTCCAGCTTTTGGGTGCTCAGAAACGCGACTTCCATAGTTGAACGTGCCATTGGTGTTACCTCACTTGTGGTGCGCTTGATTGCGCGATTTGCCTTTCAGCAGGCCGAGCGAATCCACACAGGCGAATTTGAATTTTTCGCCCGAGGGTTGTTCTCGGTGATGCTGGGGTTTTACGTTTCAGCCACTGCGCGGGCTGGGTGCGTTAAAACGGTGGTGACGGTGGGTGCGTGGCTAACGCGCCCGGTGGGCTTGTTGGCCCCCGAGCCAGCGGAAACAGACTTCGCGTCGCTCCGCTAATTTCCGCCGTCTCGGTGGCTTCGGTAGTACAGGTGTCGATCATTCGTTGCATGGCGCCATCAAGGGACTGATCAACCATTTCAATGCTCGACTGAATGCCATAGAGGGCGACCATTGAGGCAGCCACAGCGCCGAACATGAAGGGCAATGTCCAGTGCCATAACAAAGCCACCAGATAGCGTTTTACTCGGAAGCGAGAAGGAGCGACCGGGGTATCAGTGGAGCAAGATTGAGCAGTAATCGGCCAGGGTGAATAGGCCACAAGAAAGCGCAGGACGTGAGAACCAACGACATAAAGCAACATGACGCTAGACACTGAGGTCAGCCAAATAACGATCACATCCCAAGCAGACATAGCTCAGCCCTCCCCGTCAGTAGCTTCATGGATTTTCAGCTGCAGATTCAGCCGGGCCAGACCATCGCAACATGCGCAACCGCAGAACTTGGCACCGCAACGAACGCAGGTTTCATGACCTTCCGCCCGCTGTTGGGTGTATTCCTCAACGTGGCCGCACTCTTGGCAGAGAACATAGCCATCGGTTAATTGGCGGTCGCTGTTGGAGGTCATGGTTACACCTCACCTTCGGAGGCTTTGCGGTAGTCAATCGGCTTGGCTGGGCGTTCTTCCATCCAGCCGCTTGACTCACGGCGGTAGCCAAAGGGATTGTTCAAAATCTCATAGCAGCGCTGACGGCGAATCTCAGTGCGGGTGCGCATCTTGGCAACGTACTCAGCCGTGGTGCAGACGGCGCAGCGACAGCCGGGTTCATGCTGGGGCTTGTAGTTGCGAATGGCGTTCATGCAGCCACCTGCGCGGGAGCAAAATTGAAAGCAGACTCAAGTAACCGGTGAGCATTAAGGCTATGCGCAGTACTGATAGCTCCCACGTGCACATAGGCTTCGAGTGCGCCAAAGGCAATACCAGCACGAAACTGCAGGTCATCAAGATCAGTAGCGGAGTGAACGGCCAACAGAGAAGACTTGATAGCGTCCGCAACCGACTGCGACAGACAGCAAGAACAGAAAGGCTTGTGACGGCGCTTAATGCACTCCAACCCCTTCAAGAACTCGACTTCGTTACGATCAGCACTCATGCAGCAACCCTCACAAGCTGGCCCAAGGGCAGTTATCGGACAGATCGAGCGAAAGGGCCTCGTGCATGGCAAAGCCAGCAGCAACAAAGCCATCACAGGACTGATGAACCACACGACCAGACTTGATGACGCGAAACTCGTGATCACCATTGCCGGTATCACCAACAATGTGAATAACGGCGTTAGGGGTCACAGGTGCGGACATGACGTGAAGCACTTCAAGCGTTGCCATGCGCCCTACTCCTCTTCCAGCAACTGACGAACCAGCAAAGCGACATTGATCATGACGCGCTTGCCGACTTTCTTGGTCGGGAGGTAGCCGCGCTGCACCCATGATTCGACTACGCGGGGTTCATCGCCCATGCCGATCCAGTCGGCAAACTTGGGCCACGGCATGATCGGTGGTGCTCCGATGAGGTTTTCTGGTCCGAAACCTTCCATATCCATACGCTTTGTTCCACTATATTCCGCATTAGAAGACTGAATTCAGAGCAATTAATTCCCTGACATGGGGTAACTATATCCCCAGAAGAATTTAAGGGCAATAATATCCCCTAATTTAATTGGTTGTTTATTTCTATATGGAAACTTCCGCTGATAGAGCAAGATTATTGATAAAGAAGGTTGGCCCGAAGAAAGCCAGCGAGAAAGGCGGCGGGGATCACGACAGGTGGAAAAGCGTGAGCAAAGGCGCAGTTCGTGTAACAACTGAAGAACTGGACGTTCTGGTGAAAGTGTTTCCTCAGTACGCCCTATGGCTGGCCAGTGGCCAAACAGCACCAGAAATAGGGCAAACTAGCCCTGAATACGACGAGGCGAATTCAAAGTTACCCAATCACAACGCGGGATAGCGATCACTCAAGAAGCAGCTAGGCGCTGGTTTTCCCGGTTCCATAGGGTAAATAGTTAATTAAGAGGTCAAGACACTCCAACAAGTTGCATGTTTCGCATTGCTCTAAACACAAACAGCCAACAGTATAGCCTAAGCACTCAACTCTAAACTTAAGCAAAAACTGGCGAACCAAGTTTCGGAGTGTGCGCAAGAATAAAAGGCCAAAAGCAAACTTAGTAAAATTTGAGCTAAAAGAAGAAATGCTAAAAGACAAAGAAATAAGGACAGCGCTGATAGAGCATATACGAAGGAGAAAGCCGGCTGTTGAAAAAATCATGGAAGAGGTCAGAGTTCATAATGGAAATGCTATAGCCGACGTAGTTGCGTTCTATAAAGAAACTCACTGCTACGAAATAAAGGGGCAAACAGACAGCATATCAAGACTTACAAGACAAGCAGAAATATACAACCAAACTTTCCCAAGAATAACGGCGGTAATAACAAAAAACCACGTCAGATGGGCCACAAAAAATCTGCCAGAATATTGGGGGATAATAGTTGCAGAGGCCGTCAGTGAGAACGTCAAACTAAGGCACATACGGAAAGCTCAAACAAACCCAGACTTTGATAAGAAAAAGGCGCTCATGGGATTATGGAGAGAAGAGTTACTAGAGATAGCCAGAGATAAAATAGAAATAAAGACAAGCAAAAAAGCAACGAGACTGGAGCTGGCGTCCCTTATGGGAGAGAGGCTAAAAAAGTCAGAAACAATAAAATCGATCAAAGCCGCTCTTATATCAAGACAGC